AGCAACTTACAACGGTGTTCCTATTATCCCAACAAAGGATATGGGCGCAGACGGCACAGGTTCGCTCTCGCGTGTTTACTACCTTGATACTGACTACTTGTGGTTCCAAACTGCAATCCCGACCCAATACTTTGAAAGTGGTATTGAAACCGGCGACCCATTCGCGATTAACCGACTCGGCCAAGAAGGTCTTTACCGAACAATGGGAGAACTATGGTGTTCTTTCTTTGGTGCAAGCGGCTCTATTCGCGACTTACAATGAAGGAGATGATTTGAATGACAGCAACAACAACACTATTAACAGGAATAACAGGACGCGGGATTGTTTACACTCTCGGACACGATGACACAATTGCAACTACGGGCGCGGTCAATTTTGACATAGGGCTTCAAGGTGGCGTTGACCAAGATGATACCACATGGCTCGGAACAACTTATCCGGGGACATTGGATTCATTTGAACCTCAACAAACTGACCGAGCGAATGTCTTCAACCCACGGTTGATTTCAGTAACTCTAAGTGCCTTGACTAAAACCACAGACCATCTTACTTTGAGTGGTTCATGTTCTAAGATTTTGGGAGCATGGACTTCTCACACCGACGCAACAGCGATTCTCGGTGTAGTCAAAACCTCGGATTTGAAATTAACTTTTTCAATCTTGCAACACGATGACAGCGCGGCTGACCAAACGGGCATTGAATTGCTTATGCTTGTGGTTTGAGGTGGTTTCCTTGCCAACGATTACATACAAAGGCACACAGAAATGTGGCCGTAATATGGGTCGTATCGGTTGGTGGGTTTGGGGTAAACCGCGCACAGTTAGCGCGGAATGGCTCAATGAACACCGAGCATTAGTTGATGGTAAAGAGTTTACAATCACAGGACACACCTTTGATGTTGTAACAACAACAGACGAAGGTAATGACGGGATTCCCGACATGAAGTGGACTAAGGGCGATATTATGTCTTGGATGGACGAAGAAGGGGTTTCATACTCCTCTCTAAACACTAAGGCTAAGTTGCTCGCGAAGGTGAACGAACACCTTAACCCTACCGAAGACTCTATGAGCGAAGGCGATATGGAACAACCAAACGGAGATGATGAATAATGGCATTTAGTTTCACAACAGATAACAGACCTCACAGCATTGGCGACTTGATTTTACTTAGCGGAACATTCAACGCGGCAGGTGTTGATGTGGGCGCAATTGACTTATCAGCGCACCTTAGTAACATTCTAAGCGCGACAGTTAACGGCGACACCGAAGACAACACAGGCGGCGGCGTGGATGGAGCATTTGCTCTTCTAACAAACGCTACAACTCTAACCATTGATTGCGTAAGCGCGAACACAGGAAAGTGGACTGTAATTGGCCGTCGTTGAGGTGATTCACCTTGCCTTCTGTCACGGTTCATGAGTTCAACCCCGACCAAGCGTGTGAAACGGTTAACACCGTTGCGGGCGGTATTGCGAAGGTAATGAATGACACTCCCGAAATAGTCGCAATTACTGCTTATGCGTGTCAAGGAAACATCTATGTGGTAGCCGTCCGACCATGACGGTGATAGCATGACGGGATTGACACCACAAGACATTCACAGAATGGCTAAGCAAGGTTGGAAGCAAGACGAAGGCGACATGGTGAAAACCGATGAGCGCGACAAACTGAAAGGCGTTATCAAAAAACAGAACATTCGTTCGCGAAACATTCGCGATGTTCTCAACATTGGTGGCGGCACTCGCTGTCGTCATTGCGGTATGCTTCACTTCTGCTACCTTGAACGATGCGGGGCGTGTAGCAAACCAATGGACTACAATCTCGGTAAAGTTGAGAAGGTGGTCTAATGCCTACGGTGTTTCAAACAGGAGAGCGCGCATCAAGACCTCTTGACCCTACGCGTTTGTATTATACAACTGCACAAAAGGTTGCAGACATACTGCAAGTTCCTTTGCCCGACCCTGTTTATCTCGTAAGCGATTCAAACACAGGTGCTACTACTGCTACTATCACAGCAAGCGATTACAGACACACCGGCTTTGAAGTCGGTGATAAAATTGAAATCGCGAGCAATGTTGAGATGGGAGAAGAAGTTAGTATAACTGCAATTGCGCGCGACGGTAGTAATGTTGTCATAACATGGGTTGGTGGAACAGTAGGCGATTACGATATTGCAGATGAGGCATATATCCAACCTCTTCAATCATTCACTAACGGTAAGCGCAAAGGTGTGACTAAGAAGCAAGTTGAAACACTCATTGTGCGCACACAGGATAAGATTGACAACCTCACAAACAACTCATGGCGACCAATGTTGCAAACAGCGGAGTATGTCAATTTTGACACTTACAAACCATACCGGCGACGATACTACACAGATTATGTCGGTTCTGTTCCTCTTTATTTTCGCAATGTTCAGCAGGTCATGAGGCTTGAAATATGGCAGGGTCATGAATATCGTGAAATCGCTTGCGCAGAAGTGAGGCTCAAAGTCATTGACTTCACTAAGTTGACAGCAGATACCGACGCGGTGTATCTATGTCCGGGTGGTGGCGGTGTCGCGACCCTACAAGTAGGAACATCAAAGTCAAAGTTCAATGCTCAATTCAATAATGTTACAACCGCGCAACAGTTATCCGACCTTATTAACAAAGACTTGAGGCGCGGTAAGAACGCAATTACATTCTCTCCATCATTTAGTCTTGAAGACGCAGAAGCCGATGAGGGTTCAGTTGTCGCTAATGTGCATCATGAGTTCATGTCGTCCGCAAACGCAGACTACGGTGGAGGGCAAATCAAAATCACAAGTATGCGTCGTGGAGATGCGGGAGAGACAGCAACAATCGCTGTCACTAACGAAGAGGGCATCAGTATTACAGGCGCGCACTCATTAGAAGGTAAGGTTGTATCATCAACTGCCTCCACTATCACGGTTGTTGACGGCAACCCCCTCGCAGACTACGGCATTATCAAGATAGGTGCAACCGTAGGCTACTACACAAGTAAGACAGGTAATGTGCTAAATGGTGTTGTTGACTTAACAGGCGACATTAGCGCGGCGGCGGTGCTAAACGCTGTCGTTCATCAAACGCGATTGACTATTGATTATGTCGGAGGCACTACGGGTGATGAAGCCCGTCTTCGCGATTGGTGGGCTGACTACGACTTAGGTATCATTTACTTCAACAACACATACCCTTACTTCTCATGGAACGCTGTCAAAGTTTCCTATGTGTATGGAGAGCGATATGTGGAGAAGGCAATTGAAGACATATGCACCAAGTTGGTCGCGATGGACTTAATTCTATCCGACGACCGAAGCGTGTTGCTACCCGAAGGAACGCAGAATGTGGACTTGGGTTCAAAGTATCAATTACTCAAGGCTCAAGTAGCAGAAACACTACCGCGCTATGTTGAGGTGATGACACTTGAGTGAAGTATTTGATATTGATTTTCTTAAGAATGTCAAACCCGTCATCGCGAAGATGCGCGAAGAGATGATATGGTCTAACGAAGGGCGCATTTATCTCGTTGCGTCTGCTGACGCGTATGGCTATGAGGTTGATAGAGAAAACAACATCCTACTCAAAGACGGTTCTAAGATGACACCGAAGCATGCAGACTATGATGCTATCATTAAGAGTGCTAAGAAGGACGCTCGCAACAGTCCTATATGGGGTGATTTCTAATGGCTCTTGAATCCATTGAACTCATCAAAAAACTATTCAACGATGGATGGAATCGCGGTAATACATCGCAAAGGAAACCAACCATCCAAGACATTACCACCGTTGAACCGGGCGGTAAGCGTCTTGATTTATCGCGTTCCGACGCAATCGTGCTATACGAGACAGCACATAACGAGGAACAACCCGAAGTATTTTATGACTTCGTGCATACGCGTATAAATGTCACAGTGGATGCGCGCACAATGGAAGGTCGCGCGCAACTATCTAAAATTGAAGACGAGGTTCGGCGCATCGTTCACGCGAACAGAAAGGGCGATGGGGCTAATTTTGACCGATTACTCTATAAAACACGAACTGACCTTTCGGACCGAACGAAGCGTTTACACCGCATGACTTTTCAAGTGGAGATAGTAATTTTCAGCGAAATAATAGCATAAGAATGAGGAATAAAAATGGTATCAACAGTTTACAAAGGTGATTTAGCAGAAGTAACATTCGGACACGAATGTGGAATAGTAATAGCGCATGGTAATGCGAATGGTATTGAAATGGATATTACTACGAGTGGCGACATTTCAACAATCACATTTCATAGTGGAAACGCGAACGGCATGGCTACGGTTGCTATTACAACCGCCGGAACAGGTC